ATGTTGAGATGGATGGAAGCACAAGCATAAAGAAAGAAAAATAGATGGTAGTAAAACTAAGTACCTTTCTAGGAACATCATTCTCCGACCAAGCAGACTCGGCAGTAGTTCGAGCAATTGTTCAATCTGAAACAATTAAGTTAGACTCTGGTACATCTGGCGACTATATCAAAACACTTAGAGGTATTGCTGGAGGAGGACTAGAAGTTATAGGTGGTATAGGGCATGCAAAGAATATGGAAATAAGGGCAGACTCTGCCGTTATTACTTATTTGAGTTTAGCACAAACACTAACTAATAAAACAATAAATCTTAATGCAAACACTCTCGTAGGAACAACTGGTCAGTTTAATGGTTCATTATCTGATGGTGCTTTTACTACACTTGCTGGTACTGAAACTCTTACTAATAAAACTCTAACATCACCAACAATTACAGGACCAACTATTACAGGTCCTGGGTCTATCACCGATATTAGTACATTTGGTTTGAGAGATACAGTTGCAACTTCTTTTGAAACAAGAATTGCTTCTACAAGTGGTGATACACTAACTGCAGATAGAACATTAACACTTGATGTACAAAACGCAGACAGAACAATCAGTTTGGCAGGAAACTTAACATTAACTGGTGGTCATGCGTCTACATTTACTACAACAGGCACAACAAGTGTTAAACTACCAACATCAGGACTTTTAGTTTCACAAGAAGATAGTGCTAATGGTATTGCTGTTGCACCATTCTTTAGTGGTTCTGGATATTATTTGACAGGATTGTATTCTGGAAACTTTGCATCTGCCGCTACACTAAATATTAAAAACTCTGCAGGGAGTACATTGAAAACAATAATTGGTTCTACAACTTAAGGATATATCATGGCAGTTAGAACACCAGTCTACTTTGATGGTACAGACATAGTAGACATGACACCTACTCAAATAGACAATATTTACAACTATGCAAAATATCTTTACTCTCAAAATAAATCAGTAAGTTTAAGTTATGTTGCAAGTGGTGGTAATCTTGGAACTATTAACGACACGAGGAATGTTTCTTCTTCTACATATTCTGCTACGAATACTTATCCAAGCAGTTCTGCTGTAAGTAATTATAATAGTGTATCTCCTGACATAACAGTTGGTTATTCTAGTATAAATCAAAATAGAACTGCAGTTTCTTTAACTGTTGATTCAAATAATATTAAATTTCCTATGTATCGTGATGCAAGTAATGACCTTGTAGCAATGACTGATTCTGATTTTATTGATACATTTTGTGTTCCTGCATTACGCACATATAGAACTACTGACACAACAGATGATACTTTTGGTGGAATATTTCACATACAAACTACAACTTCTTTTTCAGGAAGTACACTTGTTAATGCAAGTCCAATATTTATTGATACTAGACATGATGGTTTAACCACTGGTGTTGACCAAGTACAAGACCAACCAACAAATGTTACAAGTTTTTATCTTTATGAAAAAACATTTGATGTTGCTAGTGTGGCAGATTTTGACCTTCCTGCACTTGTTTACGATTCAACAGGTGATGTGTACACAGATGATAGTGCAGGTTTTTCAACGGTTTTAGAACAAATGATGAGATGGACTGCTTCACACGGAGTTGGCGGAAGAATGACTTATCAGTATGGTTCTGGTAATGCTCAAAGAGGAACTTCTATAACCGATACAAGATTAAATAGTTATTCAACGTATACACAATTTGGTGGTGCTGATAACTATCGTGCCCAAACTCACCCTGCTGGATCCGCAGTAACTTATAATACATATTATTTAGGTATCACCATTACTTAATCTTATAAATAGTAAAGTAATAAAACGGAGACATTTCATGGCAAATCCAACTTCTAGAGAAACTTTACTTGACTATTGCAAGAGAAGATTAGGTGACCCAGTCATAGAAATCAATGTTGATGAAGACCAACTAGAAGATAGACTAGACGAAGCACTACAAGTTTTTCAAGAATACCATTCAGAGGCAACTGTTAGAACATATGTCAGTTATCAAATAACTGCAGATGATGTTACTAATCAGTATGTAACTGTTGATTCAAGTGTTTTATTCATATCACGCATGTTTGCCATTGACGCAACATTTGGTTCTAGTATTAATTTCTTTGATATCAAGTATCAAATGATGTTGAATGACATTGCAGATATGCATAACTATGTTGGTGACCTTGCATATTACGAACAAATGCAACAATATCTATCATTATTAGATATGAAACTAAATGGTACGCCTCAAATTGAATATGCAAGAAAACAAGATAGACTTTATATCTTTGGCGAGTTTGCAGATGGTGATTTAAAAGTAGGTGATTATATTGTATACGAAGCATATAAGATTATTGACCCAGAAACATTTACTAAAGTATATAATGATATGTGGTTAAAAGAGTTTACAACTGCGTTGATTAAACAACAATGGGGTGCGAATCTTATTAAGTTTGAGGGTATGCAATTACCTGGTGGTGTTACACTTAATGGTAGACAAATATTTGATGATGCAACACAAGATATAGAGAGATTAAGAGAACGATTACGACTTGACCATGAAACGCCGATAGACTTTTTTGTAGGTTAATATGGCACGAAATATGTACTTCACAGACGCCGTGAGGTCTGAACAGAATTTATATGAAGATATAGTCATAGAATCATTAAAGATTTATGGTCAAGATGTCTATTATCTTCCAAGAGATTTAGTCAACGAAGACACCATATTAGGTGATGATGTTGTTTCATCATTTAATTCTGCACACGTTATAGAAATGTACATTGAAAACACAGAGGGTTTCGATGGTGAAGGCGACTTGTTTACACGATTTGGTGTAGAGATTCGTGATGAAGCAACGTTTGTTGTGTCGAGAAGAAGATGGCAACAAACAGTTAGAAAATGGGATAACGAAGTAACATCAGTTCGTCCTCTTGAAGGCGATTTGATTTATCTTCCTATGACTAATAAAATATTTCAAATTACAATGGTTGAACACGAACAACCGTTCTATCAATTACAAAACTTACCTGTATTTAAACTTCGTTGTAACTTATTTGAATATAATGATGAAGATTTGGATACTGGTATTGAGAAGATAGACCAAATAGAAAAAGATTACGCATACACTTATATCTTAACACTTGACAGAACAAGTGATACTATTGTACCTGGCAACACAGTTAGTATGTTGTTAGACTCTGCAACAAATCTAACTATGACTGGTGAAGTAGAGAAATGGTCTGATTCAGATAGTAAACTTCACGTCATACATGTTGGTGCAAATGATGGTAAATATCACACATTCTTACCTACATATACAGCAACAATTAGTGGTGCCTATAGAGCAGATTCAGACTTTACAGTTAGTGTCGTAACAGAAGAAAATGCATTATCAGAAAACGAACAAAATAGTCAATTCAGTACTGGTTCTGTAAACTTCTTAGACTTTAGTGAAGGTAATCCTTTCGGTGATGTGGAGAATCAATAATGTTTGGTACTCATTTTTATCACGAAAAAATTAAGAAGTCAGTTGCGATATTTGGTCGTATGTTCAATAACATTTATGTTATCAGAAAAAATTCATCAGGTCAAGTTATAAGTCAAGTGAAAGTACCATTATCGTATGCACCAAAACAAAAATATCTTGAAAGAATTAGAGAACAAGCAGACTTATCTGCAAACTCACAAGTTGCAATCAAGTTACCTCGTATGTCATTTGAGATTACAAGTTTCAATTATGACTTAACAAGACAGTTAGGTAAGATTAATACATTTCAAAGTCAAGGTACTGCAAAAGAAAATAGAAGAAAATACTTTACACCAGTACCATACGATATAAACTTTCAGTTAAATGTGTATGCGAAAGCACAAGATGATGCTTTGCAGATTGTAGAACAAATACTACCATATTTTAATCCACAATATGCACTATCAATAAAACCTTTTCCAGATGTATATCCAAATCTAAAAGAAGATATACCAATCATTATGCAAGGTATGAGTTTTAGTGATGATTTCGAAGGTGATTTGGCGCAAAGAAGAACAATTATATATACACTAGACTTTGTGATGAAGGTTAGTTTCCATGGACCAATTACAACAAGTGATATTATTCGTAAATCAATTACAGATATATCACAAATTAAAGTTGGTTTATCAGATAGTGATATACAAACATCAAGAATCACAGTTACACCAGACCCACTAAGTACAATCGGTCTTGCAGATAGTGATTTTGGATTTACAACATTAATAGAATTGATAGGCGATAGTGCATGACAAATGATGAAAAAAATATAAAAGATGATTTTGAATACTCACGAGCAACATATTACGAACTTTTAGAAAAAGGCAAAGAGTCTTTAATGGACATGATGGAAGTTGCAAGGTCGTCAGAACACCCTCGTGCATACGAAGTATTGTCTAATCTTATCAAGAATATGGCAGATGTCAATGATAAATTGATGGAACTAAATAAAAAGAAAAAAGATTTAGATAGAAAAGAAGAAACAAAACAGGTAGGTAACACGACTAATAATTTGTTTGTTGGTACGACTGCCGACTTACAAAAATTATTAAGAGATGATGAGCAAGTGATTGATGTTACAAATGAGAACAATGCAGAATGAATACTATCTTGGTAACCCACTCGTAAAAAGAGATGGTGTTATACAAGACTGGACTCAAGAAGATTTAAAAGAATATGCAAAATGTATGAAAAGTCCTGCATATTTCACAGAAAAATATATTAAGATTATTTCTCTTGATAGAGGTTTAGTGCCTTTTGATTTATATCCTTATCAGAAAAAAATGTTTGAACAGTTTCAAAGCGAACGATTCAACATCGTCCTTGCGTGTCGCCAGTCGGGCAAATCTATATCTGCGTGTGCTTATCTACTATGGTTTGCATTATTTAATCCAGATAAAACAATTGCTGTTATGGCAAACAAAGGTGCAACTGCAAGAGAAATGTTAGGTCGTATCACTCTTATGTTAGAGAATCTGCCTTTCTTTTTACAACCAGGGTGTAAAGCATTAAACAAAGGGTCAATAGAGTTTTCTAATAATTCTCGTATAGTTGCGGCCGCTACATCAGGTAGTTCTATTCGTGGTATGTCTGTTAACTTACTATATCTTGATGAGTTTGCGTTTGTTGAACGTGCGGCCGAGTTCTATACATCAACATATCCTGTTGTATCATCTGGTAAAGACACAAAGATTATTGTAACATCTACTGCAAATGGTGTTGGTAATGTATTCTATAATATATGGCAGGGTGCAGAACAAGGTGTAAATGAATTTAAATCATTTAGAGTTGATTGGTGGGACGTGCCTGGTCGTGATGAACAATGGAAGATATCTACTATTGCAAACACATCACAACTACAATTTGACCAAGAGTTTGGTAATACATTCTTCGGTACAGGTGATACATTAATTAATGCAGAAACATTAATGAAACTGAAAGCAAAAAATCCTATTGAAGCACTAGAAGGTGGAAATCTTCTAGTGTATGAAAAGACTCAGAAAAACCATTC